CTTTAAAAAAATAAAAGATCTTACGGTTCAATTTGATACGGATACTTCAATGGATGAATCTATAGTTCTTGCATTTGACAAGACAAAATCAGACTTACGTAAAACGTGGTTACTTGAAAGTACAGAAAAGAAGGCGTCCGAACTCGAAGTACAATATGGAAACGTTGAGCGTCTCGGTATTTCTGATTTTATTCATAAAGATCTTGTGAATTTCAGTCTTGCTGATTTGAAAAGGTCAATTGCACATGTTTCAGATGGTTTAAAACCATCACAACGCAAAGTGTTATACGCGTGCTTCACAAAGAATCTTACATCTGAAATGAAGGTTGCGCAATTAGCCGCATACGTTTCGGAAAAAACATCGTATCATCACGGTGAAGTTTCGTTGGCAGATACAATTGTAAAATTAGCACATAATTTTACGGGGTCGAATAATATTAATTTACTTGAACCATGTGGTCAATTTGGTACTCGTCTTATGGGTGGTAAAGATGCGAGTCAAACGAGGTATATATTTACAAAATTGACTAAAAGTGCGAGAATACTTTTTGATCCTAAAGATGATCCAGTATTAAACTATCTCGATGACGACGGTAAACAAATCGAACCAGACTATTATGTTCCTATATTACCAACCGTTTTGGTAAATGGAACTGAAGGTATTGGTACTGGATTTAGTTCATATATACCACCGTTTAATCCTTCGGATATTAAACAAAATATTGAACGTGTAATTAATGGTGAAAACATAGTACCAATGAAACCGTGGTTTGATAAATTCACAGGTCGTGTGTTCAGTAATGAAGATGATTTATGGATAACAGAAGGTGTATGGAAATCTTCGGGTAAAAATATAATAGTGACTGAACTTCCACCGGGGCGTTGGACACAAGACTACAAAGAGTATCTCGATACTCTTATCGAAAAGAAAAAAATTACGAATTACGTGAATAACAGTACGACTGACAATGTTAATTTTAGTATCGAAGGATATACGGGTAACGATATCATAAAAGATTTTAAACTTCGTAAGACATTTCATGTATCGAATATGCACTTATTTCATCCAACAAAGGGTATTCATAAATACGAAAGTCCAGAAGAAATTCTCACAGATTTTGTTAAAATACGATCAGAAACATATAAAAAAAGAAAAACACACCTTATACGTGTCTTGAAAGAAAAAACTAAAAAACTTGAAAATATGTCGAAATTTATTGATATGGTTATTCATGAAAAACTAATTGTTTTCAGACGTAAACGAGTAGAACTCGAACGTCAAATGGAAAATATATTCGATAAAATTGATGGTTCATACGAATATCTCTTGAATATCAAAACGTATCAGTATACACTCGAAGCTATACAAAGTATCAGGGAAGAAACAACAAAATCTAGAATCGAACTTGATACATTACAACAGATGTCTCATATCGATATGTGGAAAAGGGATTTAAAAATATATAAACAATAAGTAGTAAGTATGTGTGATATATCTGGACCAAATACAGGTTCTATAGTATCACTCAACGCAATTGGTAAACAAGATACATACCTTTTAGAAGATGACCCTGTTCATTCACTCTTTAAGTATGAACCTAAAAGACACGCTAATTTTACAAAGTTTCATAAAAGTTTAAACGTTAATAAACCAAGTAGTTCTTCAACATCTTGGCCTTTTGGTGAAACTATAAAAGTTATGTATAACCCGAGAAATATGGGTGATCTCTTAGCAAATATGTACATAACGTTTGAATTACCTCGTTTAACAGGAACTGATAGTTATTATACGGATCAAATAGGACGACATATTTTAAAATCTGTAACCATGCGTGTCGATGAAACGGTGGTTGAGAAATACCATGGTGATTGGGGAATTATATACGATGAATTATATCTCGATGAATCCGAAAAAAGAACAAAGAGGTACACGTTAAATAGAAATAATGCAGAAGATACATCTTTATTATCTGGTAATCAGGTGCTAGCACAAGCTAAATCGCGTGTTTATATTCCAATACCTTTACTCTTTTCGCGTAAGTATGAAAGTGATGAATACGAAACAAATAAACCAAATCGCCCTTATTTTCCAATTTGTGCTATCCATAAACAAAAACTTCAATTTGAGTTTGAATTTCATAAACAATCCTTTTTTACAAATGAAACAGATGCATTATCAGTGAGTGAGTTTGATATTGTTACTGAAGAGATAACACTCGAACCAAGTGAGCGTAGTTATATAGCAAATAAAAGACACGTTCTCGTTACAGATATCGTTAAAAAACATCCTACTTTAGATATATCCACTGGGGTAAAAAATGCAAAACTTGAACTTGTTCCAAACATACCGGTTAAAACCATAAACTGGTTTTTTAGACAGAAAGCTTTTGAAAACGAAGATGTAATCACCGGTGGTGATACTTTACTCGCAAATGTATTTGCAAATAGGTATAACTTTTCATCTAATGTGGAGTATTCTGTAAATAATGAATTTTATAACCCACCAATGTCAAAGGCTAAAATATTTGTAAACGGTGAAGATATACCAAATATAGAAGATAGTGATCATAAATATTTCAAATACGTCGTTCCATTTTCGAGTCGTTTATCGAGACCTTTACGAAACATTTACACGTATACATTCTCGATGAATCCGATTAATGTAGAACCATCGGGAATGTTGGATTTTAGTCAGTTACAATCAAATAGAACTGTTTTAGATGTAACTATGGAACCTGGACTTACTACTGATTATACGTTACATCTCTATTATGTAGGATATCAAACATTCATTTTTGAAAACGGTGTCATGATACTTGTTTAGAAAAAAGTGCATTTTTATGATCATGAATGTACTCGATTATATTGTTTTTTATACACCATCTTATGAAATTCAACTGTGCAACAGTCGTATGTATTTCATTGGATGTACCTGGTACAGTATATGATATCTTAGAAGAACGACAAAATGGGTCAAATAATTTTTTACTATATCCATCTAAACTTGATTTATATGCACAATGTACACTAAATATTTTACCATCGTTCGTCTTATACGATAAATTGTTTTTCTTAGAGTAATTTGTAATAAACCATTCAAGGTTTCGTAAAGAAATACCACCCGTTTTATTTAGAATTTCTAAAAGTGTAGCTCTATTCTCGGGATTATTATAAAACGTGTCGATTGATGTTAGTAGAATAGCTGATTTATTCATTATTACATTATTCCACGTAATTCTCTAAATCCCTTTCTTGATACTTCACACGCCGGACATCCAGGTTTAAATATACATTCTGATAAATTATGTGTATGTCGTATACCTTCATTACTTTTATTAGAACCCATTTCTATAGGAGATCTAATATGTGGTTGATCAATGTGACTTCCACACATACCATTATATTTAGATCTCGCGGTGCAGTGTGTACCATCTTTCTTAAACCCTTTACAGAATTTACTTGACAATTCATTAGGTATTAAATTACATAATACTCTTGAGCTAATACACAATTCTTTAGAAATTATCATACACATATCTAATCGCGCTAAATAATTTTCTTCTTCCTTATGTCTATGTATAATTGGCTTAAGATCGTCTATAAGATCATGTTTTTTTTGCTTCTTCGACATTATATCTTATATACATCACTATTTTTTAAGCATTTTGAACATATCACTTATTTTCGGTTGCCCTTCAATTTCAGCCTCTACTTTTTTCTTTGGACGCCGTTTCGGTTTCACGCGTGTTAAAAGTTCACCAAATATCTCTTCTTTCGGGTCTTCAAAAAGTGGTTCAATTAAATCACACACGGGGTTTAGAAACTTGTTTATAAAATAATAATTATAATCAATTTTTAAATTATTGTCTTTTGCGTATTTTGGATCTTCTGACTTTTCAAACGCCTTTGCTTTAGGATCACCTGTATCGAGAAGAATATAAGGTACACGATCACCCGATTGTGGTTCAGACCCCGGTTGTCTTTCACGCATTTTTCGTACAACTTGAACATGAGCTTGATTAATATCCTTAATATCAGGACTATTAATAGAACCCGCGAATCCTTTTGATTTATACGAATCCGATAAACCCTGACTCAAAATTAGTTTTTCGTTAGGTACATCACCTTCGATAAGTTCAATAGCCCTTTGTAAAGCGAGTTCTTTTGGTGGACCTGTGTCACTACTTTCTAAAACAACATCGAGAAGTTCTTTACATACTTCACGCATGTGAGGTGTATTGTCCCTTCGTACCAATTGAAGTCCTTTGACGTCTATGTAATCCATGTTCATATTACCATCTTTACCCTTTGTCCAAAGTTTTGCCGCATACCGTTTCTTTGAATATAAGAAATACGGGCAATATACTTTTTCAAGTTCAAGGTTATTCGGTGCTTTGAAGAGTTTAGTACACTCTTCCGCAGCACGTTCACCTATTTCCCAACTATATTCAATTGCTTCCTTTCCGGTACGGTTTCCCACATCAAATTCAACCATAACCGAATCCGTATCACCGTACCTTACCTTTGCACCCGGAAAATTCTTTTCGACATACGCTTTTGTCTCATCAATCATACTCCTACCTTTTAGAGTCACTGTCGAAGCAATTTGTACACATGGTAACATACCTTTTGCCGCACCTGTAAATCCGTATACAGAGTTCATCGACACTTTATACGCCAATTGTTTACCATTATACATTTCTTTTAGAGCGCCGGTCGATTGTGCCATATCTTTTTTAGCTTGTTTACGAAACTGTTTTAGTTCTAAAAGAATACTTGGTAAAAGACTCGGCACACCTTGTGCAAACTTATAAAACCCAAAAGTTTCGTATGTTACACCAGGTATATTTTCATATTTGGAATCCATAACCATCGATGAATAACATAAATTGTGTGCCATCATAATTGACGGATACAGACCTTCGAAATCTAGTGCTGTTATTGGTGTATAATAGGCTCCTTTCTGTGCGTCTAGAACAGTCGCACCTTCATATCCATCCGCGGAATATTGTCCCCATGATATAGTTGGAACCATAAACCCCATTTCACGCGCTTTTTTTGTTAACAAACTAAAAACTTTGATTTGCTGTCCTCTTTCGACTAAATAACACAATGGAACCCACGTTGCTTTAGCCATTTCTAGTAGATTAACAAGTATAGATAATTTTGATAACAAACGATGGGGTAAAAGTGTATCCTTAATACAATATTCCGCGACCTCGCGTAACTTTACTGGGTCTTCTTCAACAAAACGCGCAAACATTTCTTTTGGTGGCATATCGATTTTGTTATCACCGAGGTACAGTTTTGAAACATTATCGAGTTTATACGAATCAAGTTTATACCCTTTTTTAACTTCATGAAATAGATCGAAAATAAAGCGTCCGGGCATAGGTAAAATCTTGAGATCGTTGTCGCCGAGTGCACTCGATGACAGCTTCTTATACACAAGTTCACATGAGTGGTTTTTCATTTTACTCATTTCATAAAAGGATTGGTCACATTTTGTCATGACCGCACGTTTCATTATATATTCTAAATCAAAACCGAATATGTTCCAACCTGTTATGATATCAATATCTTTTTCCATAAGGTATTCCTTAAATGCCAGAAGCATTTCGCGTTCAGTCTCGTAACTCTTAATTATACTCCCTTCTAGATTTGAATCCGTTTTTTTATAACAAAAGCATATTTTATCATACGGTACGTCAGAACCAAAATGTGTAAGTGATACGGCAATCTGGAAACATGCATCACCTTTTACGTCTGCATCAGGAAACTTACCCGTTGAACTATTACATTCAATATCAACAGACGCGACTACAAAAGGTGCAGTCTCTGGAATATCAACTGGTTTAAGTGTTTTCCAGTCGTTACAGAAGAGGTCTATATTAACGTGTGCTAAATGCGAACGTACACACGCGTCCCCAGAATCCATCCACCCAGTGGATTGAATATTAGTTCGATGCATCAACCTCAGAACAGGATCTAGGTTTGATTCGTATACTTTATATTTCACGGCTTCATCGGGTAATGTACGTTTTAATCGCCCATTTACCATACGTCGTGCCGCAAGGTTCTTAAAGTTTAATTGCATAAAAATAAATTTTTCGTTATTCTGAAAACCCCAGACATCTTTAGAT